CTGCATCTATAGGAACACAGTTTGGAACCATGTTTCCGTTCTTGCCCTTCTTCATTCCAACCTGCTTGTATCCGTCCCAGCAAGGACTCTTACCTGCGGCGATCAACGCGCCGTACTCTTCGTACGAACCTAGATCATCAAACGGCTCATCATACGCAATGACCTCGTCTGGCATACTCTCTTGTTGCTGATCCTCATCAAACTCTTCGCTGCCACTCATTACTACGTGACAGTGATGACATGCGCACGCCTCAGAGCAAAGACAGATTCCTCCGTCACACCCTGGGCATACGCACTCTCCGTAGCCACAAAGCGGACAACCATCAGCGTCGTTCATAAGCTGCTCAACCATAGGAGTAACCTTCTCGGTGTCTCCTACTACTACAGGTTGAACAGCCTCAGATTTTCCCAAGCTGTCCGCCTGGGTTGGGCTTAGGTACGCGGTTAACTGCCAGCGCCACATCTTGTGCTTATCGTCGCGCTCGGCTAGGTAGTTTGCTATTCCCTGCTCATCAAGATCGGACGCGATCTGAAACGCGTCGTCGATATACTTAAGCATGACGTTGTTTGCCTCATAAAGATCTTGAACCATCAACATCGCGTCTGATCCGCAGTCCATGTCCTGCATCGAGGATAGGTTTGAAAGCTCGGCAAGAGTGTAAGGTGCAACCGCGCCAAGCTTACGCATGTTCTCGGCAATCGGATCAAACTGAGCGAGAAGGTCCTCGTAGATCTCCTCAAAGAACTCGTGGAACTGTGCAAAGTCACGTCCTGTGACGTTCCAGTGATGTCCGTGTGCCTTAAAGTACATGACTACGTCATTGCCTAGAAGCTCGGCTAATGCCTCAACTAGCTCCGGCTTTTGAACGATCATGTTAGGGTTTTGGTTGTCTAACATCTACTGTGGTGTTCCTTCCTCTGTTGGTGGCGGTGGTAAAGGTGGTGTCTCCTCAGGTGTTTCCTCTGCAGGCGGAGGAGTAAGTCCTGCTGCCTCGTCAAGTGCCTGTTGAATCTCAGGGGTTATCGGTGCAGGTGATCCTGCGTTTTGAACCTCGCGGATCTTGTTCATGAACTCCGGTGAGAGTGCGTTTATCATCGCCTCGCTAAGCTCGGGAGATAGGGCGCCCTTCTCGATAAGAAGACGAATTGCAAGTTCCTTCGCGTCAGGAGCGTCAGCGGCGGAGAATCCGTGAGCACGTCTCCACGCCTCCATTGAAACTGCCATCCTGTCAAATCCGGAGTCAGCGTCGGCCGCACGGTCATTACGTGTTGCAACCTGTGATGGGTCATACCAGACACAGATACGCTTTACATCGTCCTCGGTAAAGCCTGATGCGATAAGCGCTGGTCGTAGGTAAACAACCGTGATTGCGTCGGCGATTAAAAGCATCAACGGCTCAATGTGTGCCTTGTATAGAGCCTCATCAATTTGAAGTGCGTTTGAGTACTTAACGTTTGCTAATCCTGTTACTACGTCCTTAGGAACGTCAAGTCCTTGAAGGATACGCTCTAGTACACGATCCGCGCGTTGTGCAAGTGCTGGGTCAAATGAACGCTCAAACTTAAACTGCTTAATCTTGTCGCCAAGCTCGGCAGGTCCGCGAATAATTAAAGGCACAACCGCCGATGCGGAGTCCTCGTCGCGGATCGGAGTTGTCATCGCGTCGATGAGCTGATCCTCAAACTCGTCCTCAGCCTCCTCGACTGTAACGCCTGGATTTAACTCGTTCTCGTCGTCGTAAGGATAGTCTGGATCTCCCTGTGCGGCAACTGAGAGGCCGTCCGGCAGATATAGAGCTCCTGCGTTTAACCGTGAGCGTGCGGTCGCACGAAACGTTCTGTTTAGAAGTAAAAGCTCGGCGCAGAGATCAAGCAAACCTCTTAGGCTTGAGTCAGCCTCCTCGGAGTAACGTGGGTGAGCTCTCCAGATGCGTCCAACGAACGCCTGGTTTGGAAGTTTAATTGCGTTGTTGTTTCCGCCACGGCTTGCGGACGTTACGTCGCGACGTGGAATGATCATGTATGCGTTCTTTGAGTCAACCTGTAGTTCGTCTGTTGAGCGAATGTCCCATGACTCTGGAGTTCCTGTTCCTGTCTTTGCAGGGAACTGAACTAGGTAACACTCTCCTGAAACTGAGAGATTTAACGCTGCATCGCGTAATAAACCAGCCTGTCCTCCGTATGCGGAGTCAAGTCTTGCAAGTGCGCGCTCAGCTGCGGCGGCAAGACGAGGATCAATAAAGTTACTTGAGCGAACTGAAACTGGAGTCTCCGCTGGGTTATCAACTGCCGCCGCGTAGAGACGAATTCTTGAGACGACGGACGCAACTAGGTTAAACGCGTACTTAACCTCGCCGATCGCGTCGTAGTACTCCCAAGCCTCACCTTGCCAGTCACTTGATGCTCCGGCACGGCGTTGCTTAAAGTGTTCAACCTCACCCTTGTCGTTAAGAGGAATGCGGGCGGCAGCCGCCGTCATTGCTCGTGGCGTAGAGTATGGAAGTGATTGTGCAAAGTTTGATTCGCTTGTGATTAGCGTAACTTGAGTAGGAACAGGCTTGGCGTTGTTAACCGGGCGAGACGTTAGACGTCCTCGGCGCGGTTTATCTTTTCTAAATACTGCCACGTGTTACTCCTCGTCGTTGGCTAACGGAACGTTGGATCATTACTGGTCCAGGCGCGCGGTTATAAGGCTTGATACTGCCGACAGGGCAAATATACACCCTACCAGCAAAGTGATACTTGGATTTATTGCATAAAAGATCACGGTTGGAAGCGCAACCCACATTGAGACGCACCACTCGCATGTAAAGAAAAATCCAACGTAGCTTGTCTCCGGAGGAAACCGATCCCAGATCTTATCTCTTAGGGAGGCAAAGATCTCGTCAGAAACAATCGCCCTAGTTAGTCGAAATATTGCCAGGGCAAGTATGATAAACGTGATTCCTGACATGTGTGTTATATGGTATAGGTTCATGATGTTGGGTCCTTAATCGAGTCCATAGTTCGGTAGGGGCTCCAGCTCCGCAGACGGCTTCCGCAGTTGCAGCCCTTTTGATACTTAAACGCGATGATCTTTCCAGACTGTGTTATGAGCTGGGAGTCATCCGTCTTGTTTCCGGACCAGTTAAGGTCCGCAAGTCTTTCTGAGAAAATTAAACGTGGTCCGGTGTGGTGGTCAGCCGCGACCATTACTATGTTGCCCTTGTCATCCGAGGTAACGACGATACGCACCCGCTCAAGATAACGAGCGCCAGTTGGAAGATCTGAACTCTTCACCGCAACTGACTTAAAGTCGTCGACAACGTTTGGTGGAACTACGGTTATGAACGCCGGAAATAGATCATGAAGTACCCTCATGCTGCAAGTGCCCTATCTACTCGACGTTTCATCGCACGGTAGGTAACTCCTGACGCACGGGCAAGCTCTGATACGGTAACACCCTTTAGGTAGAGTTGTCCTGCGATACTTGTTAGTTCAATATTCGCGGTGAAGGAAGAGGACGATGGAGTTGTTCGAGATCGGTAGCGTCGTGCCAGCGGTGAAAGTCTTGCGATTACCAACTGCTCGTCGTGCGGAATTCCTGGAGACCTAGGGCGCTGTCTCACGGACCTTGGCTTCTTCACAGGAGGAACGGGTACGTTCCCAAGGGAAACAACAGTCTCCGGAAGATCCTTAACTACCCAGGAACGAATCGTTGATCTTCTGCGCGGTGGATTAAACGCATCGGCGATGGACTGTAACGTCCACCCCGCCTCGCTAAGATCCTGGACCCTTCTCCATAAACTTTCCTTTGACAGAGTGGCGATCAGGTCCTGCTCGCTCTTTGGCAGATCTGGAGTATGCATGTAGATACCGTATCATACTCTTTTGCCGATGTGTACATTTTGCGGCGATAAGATGATGTACAATTCGGATTATTTGATACCTTAAGGTTAAGTGCCTTGGACGTGAGAGACAGCCTCGTATAGGGAGAGAGACTTTCCAAAACGTCTCCAACTATTTTTCAAGATAAAAAATATTTTAAGAAACTTACAATAAAAAAGACCATGTGCCTTGTGACACATGGTCCTTTATAAGTCTTACGTTATAAGACAACGTTTACGTTTGTATCTCCTTCAAAGATCTTCCTAAAGGTGTCAGCGTCTACCTTTCCAGTAGCTGCCAAGCCTTTGTCCTGTTGGAACTTCTCAACTGAGATCATGGTGAGATCTCCAAGCCATCCATCCCTGTCGCCAATAACGTCCTTGTATCCTAGTTCCTCTAGGCGACGTTGAAGGTGGTGGATAGTTAATGACTTGCGCTCATAGATATTCTTGTATACACACTTGGCTAGGTATACATCGTCTGCGTCGCCGTTACCGATTACATGTTTCTCTTTAGGTGTATCTACCACTAGGGTAGGAACAACCTCAGGAACAACAACAGGTTCAGGTTCAGGTTCAGGTTCCTCAACTGCAACAGGCTTAGGTTCCTCAACCTCTACAGGTTCAGGAGCTGGTGCCGCAGGGATGTCAATGACTGCCGCAGGGGCTTCATCGACTACCGCAGGGATGTTTTCTACGTCTAAGTTTTCTTGGTCCATAGGGTTATCTTAATCTAACCTTTCCCAGATGACTTAGGGAAGTTCAGCATAAGCTCACTGATCTTAGTCTCATGTGCCGTACCGTCGTAGGCGTTTGGACCTAGTCCCCATGATCCCCAGTCCTTACCACCGTCTGTCATGTGAAACGCGATCTGTGCGTTTGTGACAGGGTCAAAGAGCTGGTCGTTGGTTGTTATGTTGAACTTGTCACGCCGTGCCGCACCGAGGTCTCCGATCATGTTGATCTGAAACAGCCCGTATGAGTTATCACCGGTGCCGGTGTTATCGTTGTGAGCAACAGGACGACCACCTGATTCCTTCTTGGTCACCGCCCAGGCAACCTTTAATTGCTTGCCCTTGAAGCCCACCGCATCGAGAAGCTCGATGAGTTGGTCATTGTCGAGAGTTTTAGCTCCCTTATATTTAACTAGCGGATCAGCTACTACCGTAGGGGTAGGAAGTGTATCCGTAAGTTGTACTGATGCCGAGCTTGCGTTCATGTTTACTACCATGAACACGCCGATCGTTAGTGCCGTAATATAGGCCGCTGTCGACATTGCTATTCCACGTATTGTGAGTTGCAACGCTAGTTCGCCTCCTTAGGTTAGG